GGCTGAAGGTGGTGCAGCAGGTAGAGATATGAGAGAAACTGCTGAATATAGCCGTAGACTTGCTGCTATACTTACAAAAAAAAAGTAACCGAAACAGAAGATAAACTATTCAATCTATTAGTGGCCAAACGTAATGCTGCTGATAGTGCAGGCAATCCAGAAGTTATCAATTGGCAGGCATTAGGAAATATAACACAGAATATGCTAGGGCAACGTATAGACAGCCCTAGCAAGTTTGGTCCACGCTTTGAAGCAAACCCAGCTTTTGATCAAATATGTAGCTTTGATCCGCAAGGTGTAAAACTTAAGACAAGAGCCAGTGAAAATCCACAACAATCAGGTGGTGATCCTAATAAAGGCAACCTTACAAAAAGTATGGCAAAGAGCGCACTCAACCGAAGACGTTGACAAAATAATTAAAAATAGTATAATGCTTAGATGACATTACTAATACAAAAATACCAATACAAGAATCTAACTAGAGAAGAATCATCAGGCAAAAGGTTGTATGCTTGTCCAGATGGTAGTAGAGTACCCAGTGTTACAACCATACTAGATAAGACTAAACCAGAAGAGGCTAAACAGGCCTTAAAGGAATGGCGTAATCGTGTGGGTCACGCACAAGCACAGGCTATCACTACAGAAGCCGCTGCCCGTGGTACTAGGATGCACACTTTCCTCGAACGATATATTAAAGGGGAAGGCATCAAAGATAGTGTAAGCAATCCATATGCCCAACAAAGTTTGTTAATGGCCAAAAAGGTCATTGATGAAGGCTTTGGTGGTATTGATGAGATCTGGGGTAACGAAGTTCCATTATACTATCCAGAACTTTATGCCGGTACTACAGACTGTGTAGGTATGCACGATGGCGAACCTAGTATCTTAGACTTTAAACAGACCAATAAGCCTAAAAAATTAGAATGGATTGAGGATTACTACCTACAGATCACTGCCTATGCCCTAGCGCATAACGCTGTATATGGTACAAATATACGCAAAGGAGTGATTATGATGTGTGTTAGACCCCCAGAAACCAGCCCTGGACAGTGGGGAGAGCCTGTATATCAACAATTTGTACTAGAAAGTAAGGATTTTGACCATTGGAGTCATCGTTGGTTTGATAGGGTAGAACAATACTACGAGATCCTATGATAAATACCCGATAAGGGGAAAAGGCCATGGCAGTAGTTCAAATCAGTAAAATCCAAATACGTCGCGATGTTAAGGATGCAAGTGCAGATAGTAGTTTACCAATTAAGCTAAGTGATGGTGAATTCGCATGGTGTAGAGATACCAAGCAATTATATATAGGATCTGCTATTGTTGGTGCTCCTGGCCAATTAGAAAACGTAGAAATATTAACACAATATAGTGATATTTTTAGCCTAGGCAGATATCAATACAAGTCTAATGGTGTATATAGAAGCTTTGTTAAAAGATTAGAAGATCGTGTCAGTGTAAATGATTTTGGCTTACTTGAAGGTGATATAGCTGATAACACCAGCAGAAATAATACATTAATCACTAGTGCAATACAAAAACTTTTTCTTAACACTAGCCTAGATGCAAAAAGTGTACTAGAGTTTGGTCCAGGAATATATGTTTTTAACGAAACTATTCAAATACCAAGTTATACAAAAATACGTGGTGCTGGTAAAGGTAACACTGTAATAAAGTTTCTAGGATCAGGTACTGTATTTGAATTTATAGAAGATCCAAATAGCAGTAATATAGAAATTACCAATCAATGCAGATATGTTAAAATTGAAGATCTAACAATAGAGATTCCTAGACCCAATCCTGTGACTACAGTTTATACTCAAAATGAATCAATTGCTCTAAGTTTATATGGAGCAAGGAACTGTGAATTCCGTAATATTGAAATTAAAGGTCCTTTACTCAGAGGCAGTATATTAGTTGATAGCATAGCCAGTAAGGCTATTAGTGTTGATAAATTAAGATTTAAAACGGTAGGGCTAAATCAAGTTCCTAAACTGTTAGGTAATTTTACTTATAGTAATACAAATATTTTTGACAACATTACTATTAGAGACTTTCAATATGGTCTTTATAGTGATAGACCAATGAACAAAAATACTATTGTTAACTGTAGTTTATATGGTTTGGTCGAAGGTATTCATCTAGGAGTTAATTCTCAGAGTTTAGGACCTAATGATAACATTATAAGGTCATGTACATTTGATGATATTCAAAAACATGCAGTAAAAGTGGAAAGAGGTACAGGTAATATATGCAGTGGTAATCAGTTCTTAAATGTAGGTAATAATTTTGGTGGAGCTCCTAACAGTACATTTGGTCAAGTTGAATTTGATACTCCAGGAAATATTAATTTAGACTATATCAGTTATAGACATAATGATTTAAGTTTTTTCGGCCCTAACAGTCTAAATACCAGACCATATGTCAGTGAGTTTACTGGTTATGGCTACAATGTTAGTAGTACAGCTTATGTAAAAACCATTGATTATAGCGAAAACCCAGTAGATTTTATTCGTTTTCCCTTACCTATAAGTGTTACTCCTGGTATAGGACCTGAGTCAATGAGTATTGAAATTGACTATCTATATCAAAGTAGAACTTTTGATCCTAATGCCAATAATCCAGCACTGTTTAATCAATCAAGAAGAATTAGAAAAGGCACAATTACAGTGCTAGTTGATTTTAGAACTAATACTGCAAATATTCCTTTTATTAATCTAGTTGATGATTATGATTATATTGGTTATGGTATAACTTCTCCTGCAACAGTTACTAATGAGGATATAAATTTAATCTTCAGAGTTAAAAATGTGATAAATTCAATACAGAACCAACGTCAAATCATATTAACATATCAACACTCACAGATAGACTTCAACAGACGTCCATATGAAACTGGTAAATTTACCTATACCTATAGAGTTTTGACCTAATATTCTGTATAATAAAAAAAGAAGCAGTCAAACTATGGAACAAATCACAGTTGTAAAAAGAAATGGTGAACGAGAATCCTTAGACCTGGCCAAGTGGCAGGCCCAGGTTTATCGTATATGTAACGGCATTGCTGATGTTAGCCAAAGCATGATAGAAATACGTAGTAATCCTCACTTCTATGATGGTATCAGCACTCGAGAAATTGATGAGATAACTCTCCGTGCCATTGTGGATCTTATTGATGTAGAATCAAACCCAGATATTGGCAATACTAACTATCAATATGTAGCAGGTCGCCAGCGTTATCATATGCTGCGTAAAGATGTATATGGTAGCAGTAAAATACCTCACCTATATGACATAGTCAAACGTAATGTAGCGGTAGGACTTTACACCAAAGAACTATTAGAATGGTATAGTGAAGCTGATTGGAATCGTATGAATGACATAGTTGATCATGAAAAGGATTTCCACTATAGCTATGCTGCTATTGAACAACTTATTGAAAAATACCTAGTTAAAAATCGTAGTACCAAAGAAACCTACGAAACACCTCAGGTTCGATATATAGTGGCCCCTGCCACTATCTTTCACAAAGAGGAACCAAATAATGCTCGTATGCGTTATATAAAGGAATATTACAATGCGGCTTCAGACGGCTTATTCACTCTCGCTACTCCTGTTCTTGCTGGGCTTGGTACTCCCACTAAGCAGTTCAGTAGTTGTGTACTCATACGCAGCGATGATGATCTTGACAGCATTTTTGCTAGTGGCGAAATGATGGCTAAATATGCCAGCAAACGAGCAGGCATAGGATTAGAAGTAGGACGAGTAAGGCCTTTAGGCAGTCCTATTAGAGGTGGTGAGATCATGCATACAGGTATGCTGCCCTTCCTCAAGAAATGGTTTGGTGATCTGCGTAGTTGCAGTCAAGGAGGCATACGTAATGCTAGCGCTACAGTGTTTTATCCTATATGGCATTATCAGTTTGATGATCTTATTGTACTTAAAAACAATCAAGGAACCGAAGAAACCCGCGTCCGTCATCTCGATTATGGGGTTGTCCTTAGTAGTTTCTTCTGGAGAAGATTCAGAGAACAAGGAAACATAACATTCTTTGATCCTAACGAACTGCCTGATCTTTATGAAGCATTTTATAAAGACACAGCTCTGTTTGAAGAATTATATGTAAAATATGAAAACACATTAGGACTGAGGAAAAAGACAATCAGTGCTGAGGAAGTATTCAAGGGAGGTATTCTAAAAGAGCGTACGGATACTGGTCGCATATATCTTGTGTTTATAGATAATGTAATGAACCAAGGACCGTTTGATCCAGACTACCATACCATATATCAAAGTAATCTATGCTGTGAGATCCTCCTCCCTACGAAATCATTTAAGAGATTGGACGACGAAAAAGGTCGCATTGCTCTATGCACCTTGGGGTCAATCAACTGGGGAATGTTCAAGCATCCTGAGGATCTGCGTCGTGCTTGCCGTATACTTCAGCGTAGTCTGTGTAACATACTTGATTATCAAGATTATCTAAGCATACAGAGTAAGTTAAGCAACACAGAAATACAGCCATTAGGTATTGGTGTCACTAACCTAGCCTACTGGCATGCAAAACGTAGTCTTAAGTACGGCGAGAAAGATGCATTACAGGAAGTTAAGAGTTGGATGGAACATCAAGCATACTACTTGACAGAAGCAACTATTGGACTGGCCAAAGAGCGTGGTAAGTGTAAGGACAGTGATAAGACCTATTATGGTCAGGGCATATTCCCTTGGGAACGTAGAGCCAAGGGTGTGAATGAATTAGCAGACTTTACTTCTGAACTTGACTGGGAAGTATTAAGAGAACAGGCCAAACAATATGGTGTGCGTAATGCTACATTGATGGCTATTGCTCCTGTGGAAAGTAGCAGTGTGGTTATCAATAGTACTAATGGTATTGAACTACCTATGAGTTTGATCAGTACTAAAGAAAGTAAAGCAGGTAGTTTCACACAAGTGGTTCCAGAGTATCATAAACTTAAGAACAAATATCAATTGATGTGGGAACAAACAGACTGCGTGGGTTATATCAAAACTGCTGCTGTACTTGCTGCCTATGTAGATCAAAGTATAAGCACAAATACATTTTATAATCCAGCACATTATGCAGATCGTCGTGTACCCACAACATTGATAGCAAAGAATTTGATGCAGGCTCACAAGTGGGGTATTAAAACATTCTACTATAGCCTAATCAATAAGCAGGGTTCAAGGATGGATCCCGTACAGACTAATGGACATCACATTGAGCCCAAGTTAGAACTAACAGAAATAAATTTTGAAGAGGATTGCGATTCCTGTATATTATGAGCAAACAACAATACAACCTACAGACACGTACAGACTACCTACATCGTAAGATGTTCCTTGATCCACAAGGACCAGTAACCATACAGAGATTTGAGGAAGTCAAATACAATAAAATAGCCGACTATGAAAAAACAGCACGTGGTTTCTTTTGGGTACCAGAAGAGATTAGTCTAGTCAAAGACGCTCAAGACTTTAAAGATGCTAGTGAAGCAGTAAAGCACATATTCACCAGTAACCTACTGCGTCAAACAGCATTGGATAGCCTACAAGGACGTGGTCCTAGTCAAATCTTTACACCAATAGTATCATTACCAGAACTAGAAGCATTAGTCTATAATTGGACATTCTTCGAGACTAATATTCATAGTCGCAGTTATAGTCATATTATTCGTAACATCTACAATGTACCCAAAGATGTATTCAATACCATACACGATACCTCAGAGATAGTAGATATGGCATCAAGTGTAGGTAAGTATTACGAGGCTCTACACCAACTAAATTGCTTCAAAGAAATAGGTACCGATGTGGCTGAAAGTCATCATATCAAGCATATTTGGTTAGCGCTCAATGCCAGTTACGCATTAGAAGCATTCCGCTTTATGGTAAGCTTTGCCACAAGCCTAGCCATGGTAGAGAATAAAATCTTTATTGGTAATGGCAATATTATCAGCCTAATCCTACAGGATGAACTATTACACAAAGGATGGACGGCTTGGCTTATTAATCAAGTGGTCAAGGAAGATCCAAGGTTCGCCAAGGCTAAACAAGAGTGTGAGCAAGAAGTATATGCCTTATATATGGATGTTATCCGTGAGGAAAAAGCCTGGGCAGACTATTTGTTTAAGAAAGGCCCTGTGATAGGTCTCAATGCCAATATATTAAAAGATTTTGTAGACTATACAGCCAGTTCTGCTCTTAAGGATATAGGGTTAAAATACGTTACTAATATAAAAACCAATCCAATCCCATGGTTCAACAAACATAGTGATACCAGTAAGAAACAAACAGCACTACAGGAAAACGAATCAACTAACTATGTTATAGGCGTTATGAGTGACGCTATTAACTATGATGAACTACCAACAATGTGAGGAAAACATGAAAGCAATCGTATGGAGTAAGTACCATTGTCCATATTGTGATATGGCCAAGGCTTTACTAGAACAAAAGGGCATAGCTTTTGAAGAGCGTAAAATAGGTGACGGCTACACCAAGGAAGAACTATTAGAATCAGTGCCAACAGCACGTACAGTCCCTCAAATCTTTATCAATGATGAACTCATTGGTGGGTATAATGAACTTACCAAATATTTAAAAGAGGTAGCATTATGATTTTAGATTTAGAAAAAATTAAAGATGAAGTATTAAATTATAATGAAGAATACTACTCGCAACTTAAACAAGATGTTTTAGCCCTTGTACTATATAAATATAAAAAGAATGGATTTTTTGTAGAATTTGGTGCTTGTGATGGAATAAAACTTAGTAATACTCTTTTATTAGAAAAAAAGTATCAATGGAATGGAATACTTGCCGAACCTTGTGTATCATATAATATCTTATTAGAAAAAAATAGATCTTCTATAATAGATAAACGTGCAGTTTTTGGCACTAGCCATCAACTTTTAAATTTTAAAGAAGTTATTGAACCCAGTTTATCAGGAATAGAATCTTTTTTTGCTAGAGATAAACACTCAAAGGTTAGAAAAAAAGGAATAACTTATCAAGTAACAACTGTTTCTCTATTTGATTTATTAGAACAGAACAATAGTCCAGAAGTAATAGATTATCTATCAGTTGATACTGAAGGAAGTGAATTCGATATTCTAAAAAATTTTAATTTTAATTCGAAATATCAAATTAAATTAATAACTATTGAACATAACTTTATTAAGGACAACCGTGAAAGACTTAAAAATCTTTTAGAAGAGAATCAATATATTAGAATATTACCAAAAATTTCTAAATGGGATGACTGGTATATCAGAGGATTTTAATTTATGAAAAAAGTACTCGTAATCGTTCCAACTAGAAATAGAAATCATAAAACCAAAGAATTCGCAGAAGAGGTGGGTATAATGAACTTACCAAATATTTAAAAGGGGCAGCATAATGTTATTAGAAAAAGCAAAGTCTAAGGAAGGTGATATTATCAGTTTGAAGCTGATTAGTGGCGAAGAAATTATTGGTAAATATATCAGTGAGGACATTGCAGATATTGTAATTAAGAACCCAATTATGCTTGCTATGACTCAAAAAGGACCGGCAATGACTCCTATGATGATCACAGTAGAATTAGACAATGAATTTAATATTTCTAAATCTGCGATTATACTCAAAGGTAATACAGTAAAAGAAATAGCTGATCAATTCATATTTCAAACTACAGGGATACAGCCTGTGAGTGCCGGAAATATCATAACCTAAGGGTAAAACTATGGCAACGTTTGTAGCGACAAAAGCAATATTAGCAATACAAGCTAGCACCCTAGCAGTAGAAGCAACAGAGGCAGGGTTGTCTGCTCTAGCTACTGCTTTGACCGACCTCTCCAATGAAATTACTGTTGCAAATGCAAATATCCCAGGACAAGAATTCTTTGGTGGTGGCACCTCTAATTATTCATTTGGTGTCGCTGGCGGAGGCGCAGGTAATGGTATAGATTATGATAGTGTAGCACTAGTATGGGCACAAACTATAAATTCTGCTGCACAAGTAATCCGAACAAGAATTGCCAATGATATAAAAAACGACATTGAAGAAATACGTGTTGATATAGACACAATTGCTGCCAAACAAACCATAATTGCTGACAAACAAACTTTAATGGAACAATGGCTTAACAGGTTAAAAGAAATGGGCGAGAATGATGGTATACATTTTAAAAATCCTTGGGAATATTTGAATATCTATTCAACATTACTATTTTATCAAAATGAAAATTTTAACTTTGATGATGCCCTTAATAAGATTATTCCTAATTTATCTAAAATTAAAACCAAAGTAGAAGAAGCTCTTAAGCATAGAAACGCATTGATAACAACTAACGATTCACCATAATGGCCAGAGGAATAACTAGAGATACAGGTAAGGATATGACCGGGGGGAGAAATATACAAGGTTCTCCCAATGTTTTTGCCAATAATAGACCCGTAGTAAGATTATTTGATAAAGTACAACCACATGGACCTGGTACCCATGGTGGACCTAGAATGGCTTCAGGTAGTCCAAATGTCTTTACCAATAATAAAAAAACATGTAGAAGAGGTGACGTAGCTACCTGCGGACATAGGGCTATTGGTAGTAGCGATACCTTTGTCAATTAAATTGACTGTACAGAAATAAACTAGAAAAAACAGATACATCTTTGAGTCATATAAGAGGGTAGTAATAGCTGCCTGTTACTAATCTATCCAAACTGTTCTAAATAAATACAAATAGAGCGGTTTGAAGCGAACCTTCAGACCTATCGCTGGAGAAAATAATGGCGAAAAGGATTCAATTAAGACGAGATTTACGAGCAAACTGGCAAGCTATAAATCCAGTTTTGGCCCAAGGTGAAATTGGTATAGATTTAGATTCTACTAATTTTAAAATAGGGGATGGCATCAAGCGTTGGAACGAGCTTACTTACACAGTAGCTTTAGGCAAACTTAATAGTGAGCTTTCAGATAATACCTTTCTGGTAATAGGGCCTCAAGGTAGACTTAATTCTATTGTATTCAATAACGATAATATAGAAACTGTTGTGGTTGATCCTGAGTTAGTTACAGTATCAGTAAAAACTCTTTTTAATAAAAATATACCTAGTACTGATCCACAAACAGGCACAGTGATAATAGTAGGTGGATTAGGTGTCACCGGTAACGTTAATATTACTGGAACTATCAAAGCAGACAGCATAGATGTAGAAGAAGATATAATAGCAAATTTACAGGGTAATGTAACAGGTAATGTTTTTGGTGACTTGTATGGTGATGTTTATAGTAATAATGGTAATGTAAAAATAGTTGAAAATAGTTTAGATGGACTAAGTGCTGAATTTAAAGGCAAACTAATTGGAACCGTGTACCAAACATCTGGCACCAGTGAAATGAGCAATGTGGTGGTTACTGGTGGTAAAATTAATAACACTATAATTGGCGATGTTAATCCTAGTACAATTGGTGGTACCATTATTACAGCGTCAAACAAATTTGTAGGCAAGCTAGAGGGAACTGGTGTTGTTAATCTTTTTGCTGCTAACGGCACTACAAAAATATTAGACAAAGGTACAGGTGGACCAACTAATGTTCCAACATATAAACCAGCTATATTTTATGGGGATGTAGAAGGCACTGTAAGAGGTAGATTTGCAGGTGATATCTATGCAGAAGATGGTGTAACTAAGATACTAGAAAATGGAACCGGCGGAAGCTCAACAGCACCTACTTATAGAAAGCCAGAATTTATAGGTAATGTCACAGGTAACATTGACAGCGATGGTCTTAGTATATTAGATCAAGTTGATATAAACGGTGGTAATATTGACGCAACCGTTATAGGGGCTACTCAACCAAGAACCATTACAGGTACTATAATTGAAGCTACTGAAAGATTCATAGGTGAATTTGAAGGTATTACTATTGGTCCCAGTACTGGTGATATCTTCGCAGCCAATGGTGTAAAAATATTAGAAAATGGCACTGATGGTAACGATGCAAAGATATATGCAGATGTTATATTGTATAGGCCTAATCCTGCCAATCCTTCTCAAATTATTGAAACTGTAATATTGGATAGAGGCACTGATGGTACTAATGCAGTATATACAGGTCAAGTTACAGGCAATGTAACTGGTAATCTAACAGGTGATGTTACTGCGGAAAATATAATTACAGATTTTTTAACAGTTAATGATACAGCTGATATTGTAGATTTAAATGTCACAGGACCAGCAGATTTTAATAATCTAATAAGAGTAATTGATCCTAATGATAGTTCAGTTAATACTAGTTCTACTAGTGCTAGTACAGGAGCAGTAGTAGTTGAGGGTGGTGTAGGCATTGGTGAAAACCTCAATGTAGGGGGCAACCTAAGCGTAACAGGTACAAGCTTATTCACAGGAGATGTTACTGCTGGTGATGTTACAGCAGATGACGTTACAGTTACGACACTACATACAACCAGTGATGTAGATATTGATGGTGACCTAAACGTAGATGGTCAGGCCACATTAGGCAGTTTGTTACTAGACGATATCACTGTTAATAACATTGTTGTTAATAACGATGTCTTGATCAAAGAAAATCTCACTGTAGATGGATTGACTACTTTAGATAGTGTAGATATAAACAGTGGTAATATTGATAATACAAAGATTGGTGAAAGCTTTCCTAGCACTATTAAATCCACACTGATTAATACAGATGGTATCAATGTTAATAACTATGGCGAACTGAGACTGAAAGAACTCACAGCCAATGGTACTAACTATGTAGGACTGAGAGCACCTACTGGAACTAATCCAGATAACTTCGTTAATAGTTACACACTGACATTCCCAAGATCATTAGGCGTAGATGGGTCTATTCTCACATTGAACCGTAAAGGTGATAAACTAGAGTTTTCCAGTCCTGATCTATTTGGTGGTGGTCAGGTCAGTGTCAGTGCAGATTATGGTAACGATAATTTTGATGGCATCAACAAACCAGTTAAAACTATTAAACGTGCTCTACAAATAGCCAGTGGTTTGGTCTATAAGCAACGTAATGAATTCAATGATCAAACCTGTTTTAGGGATGTTGGCTTAATCATAGATGCTATTGGATATGATCTTATCTATGGTAGTAACTGGCAAAGCGTAAAGGCTGGCTTTACATATAGCAATGCTACAGCCAGTGCTGTATTGATATCACAAAAAGAAATAACACTACGAGCCTTAAACTATCTAGCCCTTAAGGTCATTGCTACACAAAGCGGTCAAGAAGCTCTTGATGTTACTGCCAGCATACAAACAGTTACAAACATATTTGCCAATACTACAGCTGGTAACATATTAAGGATCGGTACTGCTCCAGTGCCCGCAGTTACCATGCCAACTCCTGCTGGGTTGTCATCTGGATTTGTTGATGCTAAAGACTTATTGATCAACAATATTTCATATATTGCTACACAGGTCATTAACTTTACAAATAATACTTTTGTTGGGTTCAATTATGATGCAGCCACAGAAGCCAAATGCGAACGTGACTTAGGATTGATCATAGATGGTGCTATTTATGATATAGCATTAGGCACTAATTTAAATACTAGACAAAATCAGTTTGCTTATATTAGACAGCAGGCTACAAATGCACAGTACGCAGACCAGTTAGAACAAACTAAAGCATCTCTAGTAAAGTTGTATAGAGAAACAGAACAATATACTAGCAGTAGCTCCTTCTTCCTAAGCTATAAAAATAAAATACAGGATATAATAGATCTTCTCAACGGAGCAACACCAGATCCTGTGGTATTTACAAATCCCACAGGCATAGCAGCCGATCAGTTAAGTGCCAAAAATCAACTACAACAAAATAAGAACTTTATCAAATTAGAAATCATAGAGTGGATCAAATTTACATATCCTGCTTTTACAACTGACTTTATCACCTGTGCTCGTGATGTTGAGTTTATAGTTGATGCTGTTACTTATGATATACTCTATGGCGGAAACACAGCCACATATAGAGCTGCTGACTCCTACTTATTAGGTAGTGTGCTACAGCTGGGTGTGGGTGAAAAAACACAAACACTGGCAGCATATACTAGACTAAAAAATATTATAGATAATATTGTACGTGCTGTTCCCATAGTTAAGACTAGTACTAATACTCTAACACAGGATACTGCAACATATCCTGCAACCAATACAGCCACTGCCACAGAATGTAAAAACTTAGTTGATATAATCATCAATGTGATCACAACTGAAAGTACTGCGTCATTAAATAATCTACAACTACCAGATGTTAGTGTGGCAGATCCAACTACACAGTTAAATGTAGAGTTAGTGACAGAAAGTAAATCAGCTATAATCACAGCAGTTAGTGATTTCATAAGTTTAGAGTTTAGTAACTTTACCTACGATACGGCTAAGTGCTCTCGTGATGTTGAATACATAATATATAGTGTTGCCTATGATCTCATGTACGGTGGTAACAGTCAAACTGTAGATGCTGCTAAAAAATATTTTGCCTATGGAGCAGGCTTACCTATCTTCAATGATAGAGCAGCCAGTGCTATAACATATGAACATTTAAAAACAGTTATCATACCTGAGGTATTGGACAATACCTCATTCGTCTATGGAGCAGGACTAACGGCCAGTAGCACAGCTAAAACTACGGTAGATCAACTATTAACATCTTTAGTAACCATTGTGGATCAAGGCCCAGGTCAAGCACCTGCAATAGTATTGCCTAATGCAACAAGAATATCCCCAATAAAGAGTGATGCTCGCAGTAACCTATTGGCACAAAAAGCTCTGATCCAAACTGAGACAGTGGCTTTTGTAGCAGACTATATTCCTAATGAAAAACGACTAGTTATAGCAGTAGCCAGCGGTGATTACTATGAAGATAATCCTATTATCATACCAGACAATGTCAGTGTAGTAGGTGCTGGACTACGTGCCTGTAATATCAGACCAAGGAACGCTGGCAAGGACATGCTGCGTGTGCGTAATGGTTGTTATTTCACAGAGATAACTTTTAGAGACGCTTTAGATAGCAATAAGGTTCCTAGCTTTACATTTGACTATGCCGTGGCCTTTGATGATCCTGCTGATCCTGAATGTAGTCGTGTTGGTTATGGTAGATTACCTAACAACAAGCCTGTAATCAGTATAAGCCCTTATGTACAAAACTGCTCTATTATCAGTTTCTTAGGCGGTAATGGCGTATTAGTAGATGGTAGTAAGGTACGCACACCTAACATACCAGCTAATCAGATTGAAGCAGAGAATCCAGTAGAAGGTCCTGCTCCACAACAAGGTAAGTCAATGGTGGGTAATGCATTTACCATGTTGAGCTTTGGTGGTACAGGCTATCGTGTGATCAATGATGCTTATGCACAGATTGTAAGTTGTTTCCAAATCTTTTGTTTAAATGGTAGTTATGTACAAAGTGGTGGATATTTAAGTATTACCAATAGTGCTACTAACTTTGGACAGTTTGCATTGAGGGCTAATGGATATAGTCCAAATGCTTTTGATTTTAATAAAGGTATAGTAGTTGGCACAGGTACCGCTGGAGCACAACAAACTCTTACCGCTATTGGTTTTGGTGATTTACCTGTACAGCACTATGTAATAAGATTTAGAAATCCTGTTTATAGAAACACTTATACAACAATATTAAACAACAAAGAAGAATTAAGAGACGCTTTGATCATATGGATTGATGATCAAATAGCCAACAATACACAACCATATTATACAGGGTTTACCTATAATGATGATACCTGTAAACGAGACACAATATTAATTCTTGAAGCAGTGGCCTACGATGTGCTCACTGGTGGTAACAGTAAGAGTGTGGAGGCAGGTTTAGCCTATGCTACAGCTACTTCGGCAGCAGTGATAGCACAGAAAACGCAGAACATAGCAGCATTTGAAAGACTTAAGGCACAGACTATACTATTAGTACATCCAGATGCACAGGGCCGTGTAGGTGATTTATTTGATATTATTATAGATATTACTACTAGTATTATCAATGTTCCTGAAATCATTGACTACAGTAATATAGGTGACGTGACCAACAGTTATAAACAGGCCAATGATAGTGTGACATTTACACCTGCAAATAATGTAATTATTCCCTTGACCTCACCTGCACAGACAGAACCTGTAATCAATACAGTTACAGGGCTTATAACAATACCTAATCATGGTTTCCAAAATACCAATCGTATAGTCTATAGTAGAAATGGCAACAGTGTAATCACAGGTTTATATGATGAACAAACTTATGTGGTTAAGACGGTGAATCTAAACCAGTTTGAATTATATTTGGATGACAGTTTTGAAATCAAGGTCAAGTTCTCGGCCCCACTACCCGCAGGTGATCATTTATTCCTCAAGAACATTAAAGAATTCTTTATTGATGATCTCACTGAATCACACGTAGTCTATCAAAAACTACAGATACAGCCTCCTCCTGTTGGCAAGGAATATACATTTGTTCCTGGAAGAGTCATAGAAGGTACCACAGATGGATCGCAACCAAATAGAGCTTATGTATATAGTTGGGATCCAACCACACGTAATCTAGTAGTCAGCGTTGAAAAAGTTCTTATAGGTATTTCTTTTATTAGAAATAACTTTACATTGAATTCTGTTATTCAATATGATCACAGTGCTACCCCTATATTAAACATTGATGTAACTGATGTTAATAACGTAGATAATCTATACACAGCTACATTTAAAATATTGGCCACAACCAGCGGTAATGAACTTATCAACTTAGAAACCTTACCAGAAAAACAAATATGGTTACATAGACCCAGTATTTGTAATAGCAGTAGTCATACTTGGGAATATGCAGGTAGTGGTATAGATTATAACGCACTACCACAAAACGGTGGTAGAACTAGAGTAGAATATGAACAGGTCAGTGAATTACCAGGGCGTGTATATAGTTCAGGAACCAATGAATTAGGTGACTTTAAAGTTGGTGACTTTATTAAGGCAGAAAACAAAACTGGTAATGTACAATTTACTAATACAGTGAGTATTGCTGCATTGGATGCTTTGAAATTGGCCGTAGGTAACATTACTATTGAAGAATTCAGTGCTGACATTGACCTAGGTGATAATGAAGTAGGCGGTCCAAGCCATAAAAGATTAAGTACACAGGCTGCTGTTCGTGGATTCTTAGAGAATAGATTGGGTGACTTTATTGACAAAGCACTGACTACAACCACAGTACCAGGAGGTATTCCACAGCTTAACGCCTTGGGCAAACTAAATGCTGATCAGATACCACCATTAAGAAACTTCCTTGTATATAGAAGTAGTGGTTATCGCAGTAGATTGAATCTTGTTAATACTATACCACCTACTAGTATTTTAAACGGTGATTTAGCCATTGAAACATATAGTAGCGTACAGCTTACTCTTAATGGAACCATTGTGGCTGCTGATGGTGATCTAATCCTACAAGCAGGATCAGGCGCCACAGGTAGGGTAGTAGGAGCGACTAACGGCACTACATTGATCGTTGGTAGCTTAACTAAAACATTCAATGCTAACTTCAATACTACAGGATTATTAAGTAAAAATGGATCCGCAACAGGCAGAACACCCACAGTAGTAGGTGGTGTGATTCCTGATCAGAATACAAATTATATTTTAAGTGAATTAGATGCTAAACAAATCCTATTACTTGATACTACACAAACCTACAACTTTACAGGAGTTACCAGTGTAACCGGCAGTAACAGTAAAGCACAGGGTAATATAGAATCTCTAGTATTAGGTGTAATTAATGCTGTTGATAATTCAAATGATCCTACTAATGGACTAGCAGGCGGAGGTGGATATACACAACCTGTATCTGGGATATATCCTGATGTTCCACTTACAGGTGGATCAGGCACAGGTGCTAGAGCTGATATTTTCCTTAGTGGTGGAGTAGTAGTTAATGTAGCACTTACAGCAGGTGGTAGTGGATATACTACCACAGATCGCCTCAGTGCCAGTAATGCGAGCCTAGGAGGACGCACAGGTGGTTCAGCATTTAGCGTAAAAGTTAGTCAAATACAAAATAGATTATTCGTAGATGTTGTTGGTGCATTGAAGTTTAATGCTAGTCTAATAGCTCCAGAATTCACAGAAGACTCTGTAGTAGTTACACAGACTACAGGTGCTATGGATTCTTCTGTAGTGGCTTCATTCAATGCAGCTAGTACTGGTTCAGGTGGTGCAGTGAATACAGCATTGAGTCGTATCACTATTATAGGGCATCCATTTGATGATGGCGATCCTGTGGTATATAATGCAGGATTTGGAACACCATTAGGTGGTATTATTAATAATTCTGTATATTACATCAAACGAGTCGATGCTGATACTATTGAACTATATACTAACTACAGTCTAAGCAGCAAACTAACCATACAGAACTCAGGAGCTGGCAGTCAAACATTTACTCTGCAAGTAATCAATATCACTAAGGATACAGTTTATATTCCAGATCATGGATTTGCCACAGGGGATGCTGTGAAGATTATAGCAGCAGATCCACCTTATGGTATATTGACACAGAGTATTTTCTTCGTAGGATCAATCACACAAAACACATTTACTATACACGAAAATAGAGCTGATTCAGTGGCCAGTACTCTAGGACTTACTATTGGTGCGTTTAACTTTACCAACACAGGTACAGGCACTGCCAGTTTTAGAAAACAAAGTATTAGAATTATAGGTGTAGTAGATAATGCTTCAATACTACCAGAAAACTGGAGTAGTCTAAGTGCCAACAATATTGATACTAATAATATTGTAAGCGGCATAATGAGTACCAGTAGATTGGCTATAGGACTAGCCAATTCCAACACATTCCTCAGAGGTGACAATCAATGGGCCAAGGCTGTACAAAAGATCAAACGACAAAATACAGATAGTGCTATTAGTATCACAGGTTCCTATTATGACCCAGGATCTGGTGGTCTCAATGAATATTACAACGAAGTAACCATTGGTATTGACATAGTAAGTGGCGCACAGGAAAGTACATCTACACCAGGATACACAAATATAGGTGTATCCAAGTTTAATAAAAGTCAATTTGATGTTGGATCAGGACCAGCACAGGGTACAGTAACAATTAAAAGTGGGGTAGTAGATGCAGGAACATTAGATGGATATGATAGTACATACTACCTAAACCCAGTAAATCTATCACAACCAGTCCCAGTTAGTAGAGGGGGTACTAATTATAGCGCATATACAGTGGGTGACATGCTCTATGCTAACGGTGCAACAAACTTACAAAAACTTCCTATAGGAACTGCCAATAGAGTTTTAACTAGTACTGGCTCTGCTCCACAATGGAGTAATAGTTTAATCATTGATGGATTAACAGTATTAGGTAATGTTGATATTACAGGTGCTGCCAGTACGTTAAATGCCTATGATATTAAGATGGACGATAATAATATTGAATTAGGTTCTGTAGAACCAATAAGTAATCGTTCAGGTAATATTAACTTCACTGCTGTTGGATCACTGACCTCAACTATAACTGCCAACACTGGTGGTATGATTCCTGGTATGACCTTAAGCAGAGTATCAGGAGGACAGCTAGGATCTAATCCTAGAGTGGTCAGTATTGACGGTCCAAATCTATTTACATTTACAGCAGATACTCCACCTGATCAAATATCACCAAACGGTACTGCTGTAGTGTTTAGCACAGGTGGAGCTACTAATGCAACTGCTAATGGTGGCGGTATCACAGTAAAAGGTACTACTGACAAGTCATTTAGTTGGAAACAGACAACTAGTAGTTGGACCAGTAGCGAGAATATGGATCTCGTCACTGGAAAAACTTATAAAATTAATGGTGTTGATGTATTGAGCAGCACAACATTAGGATCGGGGGTAGTCAATAGTAGCTTAACCAAGGTAGGAACTATCGCAACTGGTACATGGCAAGCAACTATTATTAGTCCAACATACGGTGGTACTGGTGTTAATAACGGTACCAAAACTATAACATTAGGTGGTAATCTAACAACCAGCGGAGCCTTTGCTAGTACATTTACTATGACTGCTGCAACTACGGTTACCTTCCCAACAACAGGAACATTGGCTACATTGGCTGGTACAGAAGCATTGACCAACAAAACTGTAAATGGAATGACT